ATTGCCATTGAATGAAATCATTGAGCCAACATCTAGTGGAGTTAGTACTAATTGCGCCGCACCATTGTAGTGGCGCGTCTGTGGACCAAATTTCAGCCCCACTCCACTTACAAACTCAGTTGTAGGCAACAACAGACTGCTGTCGAACAGCGCCGGTGTATTGCCGGTCGGATTGACCAGCGCCGGCGAGTTGATCGGTGCAAACCCTTGCGTCACGTTTTGGAACGTCAGGGCGGTGGTGCCCAGGACAATTGCCCCATCTGTGACCAACTGCCAGCGTGTGTCTGCCAGGGTGGCGCCCTGTTCAACGGCCACCAGCATCGCAGAAGTGACCTCTGCATTCGAGTCTGCATCTGCTGTGCGCGCCCATGCCCCGGCCGCGGCGACGTACAAGCCGTTGTCCTTCGCTGCGGCTTGGTTTTTCACAAGCACTCGATCACCTGCTACCAGCGCGATCCCATCGACAGTTTGCAGACCCGCCAGTGCGATGTTGGCCGTGGTCGCGGCGCGTACAGATTGCTTGCTGTCGAGCTTGTTGATTTCTTCCAGCACCTTGGCATCGACGTAGGCCCGGCTCGCCAATACGACACTGGGGTCGATTTTCAGCTCAATGTTTGCCGTGTTGCTGACAATCAGGTTCATCCTGATGACTTGGGTTTTGTTCGACCCTTGGCTCAGCAACGGCTTGTAGGTAGGCGGGCATTTTCCGACAGCGACGAGATCGCCGGCAGCGTCATAGAGGCCAGTCTCGCGAATCCACCAGGGACCGGCATCATCCGGGATGATCTGTTCGGCAATGATGACGTTCGCGTTGTTCGGATCGATCATCACTTGGTTCAACGGCGCTCGGCGGCGCTCGTTGATCAGTTGGGTTTGCTGCTCGGTGGGAGTGGGGTCCGCGCCGTTGGCATCGCCAACCCCCATCTGGGCAAAGGTCCAGGGAATGCCAAGCGCGGTCGCGTTGGCCTGCTTGGCTTTACCTACGGCGGTGAGGATGCAATAGAACTGGGTGTTTTGGTCTGTCATGAGTAGATGTCCATGGTTTCGATGTGTTGTTCGCGGCCGCCCTGATAGATGTAACCGCTAATCTCGATGTCGTTCTGCATGGGCGGGTAGATGTCGATTACCTCACCTTCGCTCAGGCAAACGCCGATATGGACTTCACCAGCGACCTCCAGGCTGATAGCCAACCCGGTCAGATGCCGAGTAAGGGGCTTGGCATCATCGATAAGCCGGGTCAATTCCTCGTACATCTCTTCGGTAATACCGGTTTCCAGTATTCCGACCTTGAGCGCGAAAGTGCCGGGCATACCTTCGGGCACGGTCTGCCACCATTCGACCACTTCGATCAGGTAGCCCAGCGGTTCAACGACACGACGCAGCGCGCCAATGGTTCCTTTGTGTGCATGGATGTAGAACGACGACGCGATGGCAGAACGCTTCACCGCCTCGGACCAGCTGTCATCCCAGCGATCCACCGACCACGCCCAGGCCAGCTGATATAGCAAGTGCGCCGGGCAGGTGGCAGGGTTGTACAGCGTCCGAAGCGGGATCTCGGTTACTTCTTCCGTGGCGACTTCAACGCCCCGCTCCAGCAGGGTGCTGTTCAACGGCAGCAGGCTTTTCATGTCAGCTACCCCGCGTCACGCTGACACTCTCACACCAGGCCGCCTGGGCCTTGGTGGGACGGATATCAGACCACCCCACCAGTTCCACCCGGCTGACCCCTGCAATGTGCAACTGCGCATCCACCCCTGACCGCGCTACCTCCAAGCCCAAGCGGCGCCTGGGGTTCACCCAGGCCTCGATGCGCTGCCTGCATTCGGCGAGGATGGCTTCGTTCTCTGGCCCTGTGCCCGACAGGTAAACGAGAGCCTCGACCCGATAAGTCAGGATCTGTGCAGATTGAACGGTGAGCCGATCGGCAACAGGTCGCACATCGTCGTCACTTAGATGTAAGCGCACAGTCTCCAACAACTCAGGCGGAGCCAACCCTGTGCCCTCCAAGTCCAGCACTGTCACGACCACTTCGGCGGGGGCCGGGCTTTCTGCCGTGGCATCCGCAACGCGTCCCGAAGCATTGCGCGCATGCAGGATGTAGCTGTTTCGCGGGCCGGCGGTGGTCAGGCCCTCATACACCAGTTGCACGCGCTCACGCAGAGCATCGTCGGCCTCAAGCACCCGCTCCACCGGGGGTACCGCGTTCAAGTCCTCAGCCTGCACCACCAGCCGCTGCAGGCTCACGTTCCCGGCCAACTGGTCGAGATCGGCCTTCGTTGCATAGGCCAGTAGCAGAGACTTCGCAGAATCATTGACCCGCGCACGGTTCTGCATCCGGCGGAACGCGCCCAGTTCGAGGAGCTTGGTGATCGGGTCACTCTCGAGCACCGCATCCCACTTGTCGCCCATGTACTCGCGAAAGCGCTGCAGCTCCTCGCCGTAAATCTCCTCGAAATCCAGGCTCTCCAACACCTGCGGCGCTGGGAGCTGCGATAGTTCCACTGCGCTCATACACTCACCTCCATCACTGCGCTGTCACCCTGGTACTCGCCGGTCAGTTGCAAGCTGATCTGTCCATCGACAACGGCCACAACGCGCACACGCTCCAGCCGTAGCCGTGGCTCCCACCGGCCCAGAGCACGGGCGACCTCGGCCTGAACCGCACTCTTCCAGCCCTCATTCACCGGCAAGTCCACGTAGCGGCGTAACTGGCATCCATACTCCGGACGCATCCGCCGGCTGCCGACGGTGGTACCGAGAATGTCCTCGATGGACTGCCGCAGGTGCGCCAGACCGGAGACCGGCTGCCCCGTCCGACGATCCATGCCGATCACGGTCAGGCCTCCTTGAAGTCGGGCCTGTTGCGCATGTAGGCCAAGCCAGGGGCATCATCCCCCGCGAGGGTGACTTGGCCCCTGACAACCTCGAGCACCAGCCAATCGGGCAGGACCAGCGTGCGGCGGCTGTACTCCTGGTCGATGAAGGTGACTGCCTTGCTGGGTTGCGGTAAGGACTCGACGACCTCACCGGTTTCTTTCTGTGTCTTGGCCATGGAACCTCCAGGCATAAAAAAGCCCGCGCTGGGCGGGCTCTGGTCAGTGTTTGTGATTTGCCGTGTTGCCGGCGGTGTCGATGATCCGGCCACCTCCGTTAATGTCACCCGTCACCGTGAGCGGACCGTTGATCGTCACTTGGCCGGTCAACGTAATCGTCTCGGCCTGCGCGCTGATGCTGCTGGACTTCGCCGTTATGGCCTCGTCCGTCAGAACCGCCTGCGAGGCGCCCACCTGAACGGTCACGGTGCCGCTGGGTAACTGAATGGTGTAGCTCTTGGCCTGCCAGTCGTAGATCAGCGAGCCGCCATCGTCGAAGCGCCAGGTCTCGACGTGGTCGCGGTTGTCCGGCTGGGCACCGGCGTTGCCGTACAGACCCGGCACAAAGGTGCCCTGGGCGGGCTCGCCGCTCGGGCTGATCAGGGCCCCCTGCTCATTCAGGCTTGGTGCCCGCCAGTGACGTGCCTTACCCGCCGCCTGGCTGTGCCAACGCACCCAGGCGCTGGTCCAGCCGCTGCCGTCCGAGACCCGGACCATGGCGGCGGCGAGGTCGACCGCGACCACCCGACAAGGGATCACCAGGCTGGCCAACATGCGGTCGTGCATTGCCGATACATAGCTCACTCCATGGCCTCCGTTGGCAGGTAATTGCCCTCACTGCCTGGGCCGGTGTCGGGAACAAAACCCCAAACAATCGAACCTGGCGGCTGATTGGGCCAGGGCCACTCTTCCGTACCGAGGTAGATGACCTGGGTCCACTCGACCACCCATGCGGCCAGCCCGTCCAGCTCTGGCCTGCTCCAGTCGGGTTCAGCCCGCACCAGCTGAGCTGGCTCAACCTCGATGCCCCAGGTTTGCATACGCAGCAGCACCGCCAGCTGAGCAGCGATAAACGCCGCGACGTGTAGATGATCGTCATGCTCGGCACCGACGATAGCCCGTGCCTCGAAACGCGCCTCGATCGCTACCTCGCCCGTGCCTGGGTCATAGTCAGCGGGCTCGAACCCGGACAGCTCCAGAACAATCCCAGGGACGGCGATGGCTTGAAGCATCCCTGGCATCGTGCCCACGTAGTGCAGGCCAGGAATGGCCTGAGCTATGGCCTCCTCCATCGCGGCGTACACCCTCGCCAGAGGGATCGGATCATCAGCCATTACCAGTTCTCCGTAAGAGTTTGTGCATTTCGAAGTTCAGCTCCTGCTCCATCACCACCAGCAACCGCTGGTGAGCCTTGTTCGTCCATGACTCGAAGTGAGGCCTCACCGCCTCGAGTGAGATCTTCGCCTTGGCCAAGGGAAAGCGACTGTCGTTCTCGGCGATCCAGCCCGAGCTGGCCCCACCCGCTTTCGAAACCTCGCTCTCGGGATAGTCGCTCGCTCTGAAGTGCTTGCTAGCCGTGCGGATCCAGATGTCTGGATTGCCGCCGTACACCTGCCGATAGAACGCGCCCTGGTATCGACGCCCCGCCACCGAGACACCTGCGCGGGTCTGCCTGGCCCGGCCAGCACGGCTGGCCTCGATCGGATTGAGGCCAAACCACAGCTTGCCCTGCCCGTTGCTGCCCACCGTGTAGGCCCGCAGGCGCTGCCGCACCGCCGCGATGGCAATGCGCTCCTGCTGGCCTACCGAACGCGCGACATGGGTCCGCAGCCAGCGCAAGGTCTTGTTGATGGCCCGCCGCTGGGCTGCGTTGATCGCCTTGGGCACCAGCCCGGCAAACTGCTCGAACCCCTTCACCTGTCGAGGGTTCGCCTGCAGTGTGATCAGGCCGGTGTCGGAGGACTGCTTGTGATAGCTGCCGACATTCATCGAACCTCCCGTAAAGCGAAATTGATCCAACCCGTACCGTCCGGGTCACGCTTGGCGATGACGTACCGTCCACCGCCATCCGCAGGGGCAAGATCGCAGACCAGGTGCAGGCCTTCCTTGATGCCCGCGGCGTCACCCACACGCACAGAGAAGACAGGTTGACGGAGGCCGGTGTTGATCGTGCCGACCTTTGGCTGTTGCCACGGCACAGACATGAACCCCTTCACCGGCTCGTCGAAACCTTCGATTTCGACCTCATCACCCAGCTCTTCCAGTAGCGCAGCATCCATGCCCGCCACCTGATCGCGGAAGCCCACGTCAGTCACCGCCTTCCTGGCCATCTTTCGGCAGCTGGCCGCGGCGAGCGATCTTGCCTTCGGCCACCAGCAGCTCGGCGACTTCCTTGCTGGGCGGGTCGTAGACCTCACCCTGGCGGATCACCTTGGCGCCGTCCTGAAGACAACCGTCTACCACCACGTATTCCGTTTTCACTGCCATGTCACACCACCTTTGCGTAGAGGAAAGCATTCGGTTCCAGCATGCCGGCCAGAGGAGCCGATTGGAGCTTCAACCAACGCACGCTCGGCTCCTGGGTGACCCAGCTCTTGGGGAAGCGCGCCGCTTCGACCAGGCCGCTCTCGATGGCTTCCAGATCCTGAATGGCCGCGTAAAGCATGGCGTTGCGGGTCGAGGTGGACCCCAGAATCAAGCCGCCAGCTGGAATCACCGGCTGTTCGGTATCGGCTGCGTCCAGGTACCACTCGTCGTAGACGTACAGATCGATGCCCGGATCGTTGAGGTAACCGAGGTAGGTCACCCCGTCCGGCAGCTCCTCGGGCTTGATCATCCCCATGTCCACGCGCCGGCTGTTCAGTTGTGCCAGCACCGTCTTGTTGCTCTGGAAGGCGTCCTGCGCCTCGGCGCTCAACACCGCCACGTTTGCCGATCGACCGGAGTCCTTGGCGATCAGACGGCGCCACTGGCGCATATTGGCGATCGGGTCAGAGCCCTCGGCGTTCCAACGACCGGTGGCAAGCGTGACCTTGTGGGTGTCTTCCATGAGGAAGTCGATGGTGTCATCCACACCGTCGCCGACTACCCGGATACGCCCGGTCGTCAGCGCTTGGGCGCACATCCACTCCTCGCGGCGAGTGATCTCGTCATCGAGGTCCACCAAGTCACGGCCGAGCAGCTCACCGGCTCGCTCAAGCGGAGAGCGTGTCGAGAATGGGGTCTCGCCCGCCCCGCGCTTCAGGATCAACTCTGCACGGGTTTCGCGCTTCGGCTGAATGTACGGCGGCTTGTAGGTCGACGAGTTGATGCCGGTACGCTGCGATACGCTGCCTGGCAGGGTCGGGTGTACGAACGGCGCCATCTTGCGCTGGCCCTTCACGATGTCGATGGAGACCGTTTCGGTGCCGAAGGTCTCGGGAGCGCCGCCGTTGAAGAAAGTGTTCATGAGGAAGCGCCGCGGCGTCACCATCTGCTCGACGGCTTCCAGCATGGTCAGGGTGTCGAAAATGTCAGTCATGGGTGCTCCGATCAACGAATGAAAAGGCAGAGAGGACGCAGAGCGGCCTTCGCAGTGGCCAGGGTCAGGCCCTCGCCAAAGGTGAGTTGGCTGCCCAGCACCTGGCCGGTCAGACGGATCGGCGCGCTCTTGGCGCCGTCGGTGGTGTCGACGTCCTGGTCGAGGATCACCGCGGGCGTCTGCGAGCCGTCCTCGGCAGCGGCCTTGCACAGCAGGTACTCACCGGTGGTGACCTGGCCCAGCACCGCACCGCGGGCCAGCTTCTGGCCAGCGGCAATAACGCCGGTGTCCATCACGATGGGGAAGTCGCCCGCCGAGAGCTGGCTCGGCAGGTAGGTCTTGCGTTCGGGGTTGCTCATGAAACTCTCCTTCAGCGGCGCGACGCGCCGGCCACAATGGCGCTGACAGCGGCTTTGCGGTCAGCTTGCTTGCTGTCAGTGGATGGGGAAGTGCTGGTGACGCCTTGGGCATCGCCCTTGATGGCAGCCAGCGAGATACCGCGGTCCTGGGCCGCCTTGAACAGCACCAGGGCGGTGGCTTCTACAGAGCTGCCATCGTCGATGGCCGCCCCGACTTCCTTCTCGAAGCCTTTGACGGCCAGGGCGTTGATGCCCTTGATGCGCTCACGCTCGGCGGTGGCGGCCTCGGTGCGGATCGCCGTGGTATCAGGCTGATCGGCCTGGGCGATCTCAATGGTGTTGGGGTCGGTGCCTGCTGCAATCGCCGTGCGCAGTTCTGCCGTGGTAGTGACGGTGGTCATGGTGTGTATCCTTGGGGAGTTGAGGGCCGGCTTGGCCAGTTCAGTAATCAGGGATTCGAGCGAGCCCACGCGATGGGCCAGGCCGTGCTTGACGGCATCAGCACCGACGCGGATCCCGCCGTGATCGCCCATCTCGGGCACCTTCTCGGCAGTCACGCCGAGGTTGCGGGCAACCTTGCCCACGAAGACTTCGCCCAGGGCGTCGATGGTCTCGCCCAGCTTCGCCCGGCCTTCCTCGGTGTTGAGGTCCGGGCGCTTGTTGGGGGCATTGCGGCTGACGATCTGATAACGGGTCCGCCCGCTCACCTTCTCGTTCTCGACTACCGCCTCAACAACGACGCCGATGCTGCCGGCCAGGCTGGCCTCGTCGATGACAATTTCGCTGGCAGCCGAGGCGATCCAGTAGGCCGCGCTGGCCCCGATACCGCCGATGTACGCGACAATGCGCTTGCGCGCGCGGCCGGCGTAAATCATCTCAGCCAGCTCGTTGATGCCCGACGCCACGCCACCAGGGCTGTCGATGTTGAGTACGATCGACCGGACCTTGGGGTCATCCAACGCTCGCTGAATGTCCGTGGCCAGGATCTGCGTGCTGGTTGCACCGCTGATCTCGGTGAACAGGTTCGCGTAGCGGAAGATCGGTCCAACGACCGGTACCACTGCCACGCCGTTGCGCATGGTCACCTTGCGGGTGTCCTCCAACTGCTCGCCACGCTTGGTCGCCAGTGCCACCGGATCGCCCATGCGGTCAGAGATGGTCAGCAGGTTATCCAGCGCGTCGGGCAGCATCAGCCAGGGCTGCGAGGCCGCCAGCTCGAGTGCTCGAGGCATGTCTATTCCTCTTCAGGTTTGGGGTCAGGCGGGGTTTCGAGCCCACTCTTGGGCAGGGCCTGCATGTTGTGCTCGCGGCGGTAGGCGACCTCGCGGGTACGCTGGCGTATCACTTGCTGCCACGGCTCGCCGGTCATGGCCGCTGTTTCGAGGGTTTCGTTGCTCACGCCGATCTCGATACGCTTGCCGGCAGCGTTGGCCTCTTTCAGCTCATCGATGGCCCCGCGCGCTGGCCCGATCCAGATGGCTTGGCAATACGCCTTGCGCTTGGCCGGAGCGTTGTATCCAGGCAGGTCGATCAACCCCCTGGCCACAGCCTCATCGATGACCAGTTCGCGGCTCGGCTGGCAGAAATCGCAGGCCAGCCACCAGCGGCGCAAGCTGTAGAAGCGCCAGGCCTGGAGCATCGCGGCACGGGCGGCGCTGTAGCTGCTGCTGTAGTGCAACAGCAGCTCCTCCAACGGCAGTTCCAGTGCCGCGCCGATCTCTTTCACCACCGCGGTGAAGAACGGGTCGAACTGGGCGTTTGGGCGGCCGGGGTTGGCCACCATCGGCTCCTCGCCCACGCCGAGGTCCACGATCGCGCCCTCACCCAGGGCGAGCGTGCCGTCAGAGCTGTCATCACCTCCAGGCTGTTCTTCATTCAGAGCCGACATCGGCAGATTGCCGGGGTTGAAGTCGTTACTCTTCTTGATGAACACGGTGAACATCGCCGAGATCACGGCCGCCATCAGCTCGGCGCTGCTGTAGCGCTCCAGCTTCTGCAGGGGCTCCAGCACCGGGGACAGGTACGGTACTCCGCGCTTCTGCCCAGGCCGCTCCTTGTCGGCCATGACGTGCAGCACGCGACGCCGCCCAGTCTCAGCACCGAACACGGTCAGCCGCTCCCAATGCAGCGCCTTACCCGCCAAATGCTCGCCGGGGTAGCCGGAACACACGTGGTACGCCACAGGCGAACCCAGCCCGTCGAACTCGACACCTTCCACCAGATCCACGCGATCCATGCTGCCGTTCGGGTTGCCGACACGGTCGGACTCGATCAGCTGCAGCCGTGTGCTGAAGATGCAACCGGGACGCTCCTGGTCCGGGCTGGCCACGAACACGTCTCCCGCCACCATCGATGACACCAGCACCAGGGCTTGCAGCTGGTAATGGTTGAGCGTCGCTTCGGCGTCGCACTCCCTCGGGTCATCGGCATACAGCGACCACAACCGGTCCAGTTGAGCGTTGAGCTGTTCGGCCTCCTCTTCGGTCAGGCCCAGCGCTTCATGGTCGACCTGGGCGCGGCAGACCAGCCCCGTGCCCACGACGTTGGTGCGTAGCCGCGTGATGGCCGCGCGGGCCACCAGGTGGTTACGCATGGCATCGCGGGAGCGTGCCACCAGCATCCGGCGCTCGCTCTGATTGAAGTCGCGCCGCGGACTGCCGAGGCCAGGCAGCCAGCTGGCTACGCTGCGCAATACCCGCGACGCGCCGCGCCAACGGGTTTCAACCCCACCGCCGCCGCCCTGGGCGACGATCTGTTGCCCATCGACCGATGCCCTGGCCACGCGGATCGCTTCGGTCATCAGCTGCTCGGCAGCCGACTCCCGTTTACTGAACGGCCACATGGTCAGATCCCCACGTAGGAAATGCGGTTGCGGCCCCGGCCCTGAAGCGTTGCCTGCTCTGTGGCAACCTCTTCGGCGTACTGTTTCTCCAGCAAGCGCAAGCTGTTGAGCTCGGCCAGCTGAACCTCGCGATCCTGCCGACGCAGCCGCTGGCCGTTCTTCAGGACGCGCGAGATCGCCGCCCGGACTTCGGCAAGGCGTTGTTGTGCATCTGTCATGGTGAACCTCGGTTAGCTGACGCGGCTCCGTGTGCCCCGGCCGCGCGAAACCACGCGACGAGGAATCGGTGCCACCGCCTGCTCAGTAGTGAAGAGGGTGGGCTGCAGCAGTTGCTGCTCCAGCTGGTCCCATTCGTTGTCGCGCAGCAGGTGGGTCTTCAGGCTGCGGGCCGCGTGTAAGGCGTACACCTCGCAGTCCAGCGCCTCGTTGCGCCGGCCGGCCTTCTTCTGCCAGACCATCTTGCTGGGGTTGCGCGGGTGCGGCGCCAGGACTTCGTTGGTCACCTGCTCGTAGTAGTCTGCGCGGATCTCGCTGTACCAGTGCATACGCCCGGGCCCGCTGCCCTTGAGGCGCATCCGGCCATCGATCAGCGTCTTGGCCTTGTGGGTACCGACGATGAATACACGCAGGCCATACCTGGCGGCCTTGGTGTTGTCCTGGGTGGTGTCCGCCGACTGGGCCGGCTTGGTGAAGATCTCCCGGTCCCGGCTGTCGATGGACGCGCCCTTGATCGCCATGATGTTGAAGCGCTGGCGATCCCGAACGTAGGTGTACACCGCGTCGCTGGTGTTGCCGTCGGAGCTGTCGATGCTGACCGCCGACACGGCCAGTTGCGCACCACTCTCAGTGGGGATCGGCGTGGCGATGATCCTGTCGAGCTCCGTCCACACCCCGTCATTCGGGTCGATCGGGTTGCCGGGCAGCTCGCCCCAGTACAACCGCCAGGACTCCTCTCCTCGCCCCCAACCCACGATGACCAGAGCGAGGCGATCGCCCTGGACGTCGACGCCGACCGTGACCAGCAGCGTGCCCTTCGGGGCAGTCAACTCGGCGTAGGGTTCGGCACGCTTCTCCAGTTCGTCCGTTTTCGGCGCGTTGTTCTTGTACTCGTAGCTCTCGCCCATCGAGCTGTTGGTGAAGGCGATCATCGGGCCGATGTTGCCCAGCGACGCTGCGTGTTCGGCCTGCAGCTTCTTCTCCATCAGCACTTCGAAACGCGAGCCATGGAACGTGGCATACAGCTCGTTGAGGATGTAGCCGGCGATGCCACGGAACTCGGCAGTTGCCTCCCAGCGCCCACGCTTGAGGTTGGCGTTCTTCTGGTGGTCATCCCAGATCTCGCCGCAGTGAGGGCATGCGTAGTACGCCGTTTCCGGGCGGCGCTTGCCGTACACCTCGTGGAAGTAGTGCTCGTCCTCGTCGCAGTGCAGGTGGTCGAAGCTCAGCGCATGCGCCTGGCCGCAGCCGTGGCACGGGACCAGGCCCACACGCTTATCCGACAGTTCCAACTCGGCATCGATCGCGGACAGCCCCTTGATAGTCGGGGTGCCGCCGATGATGATCTTCGAGCGGCGGAACGTCTTGAGGCGCTCCTTGGCCAGCTTGATGCTGTCCCCCTGCCCCCGCAGGTTCAGGTTGCAGTCGTCGGGCTCTTCGATGGCGACCCGTGGTACCGGCGTCGACTTCACACTGGCCGGGCTGTTGGAGCCGACCATCTTGAGGAAGCCGCCGGGAAACCGCTTGAAGTCTTGGCGCTGCTGCAGCTTGCGGCTGCGCAGGTCAACTTTCTTGCGCAGCCGCGGCGTGGCCTCGATCATCGGCTCGAGCTTCTCGCCGACATACTGCTTGGCTGCTTCGGCCTTGGGGAACAACACCAGGATTGGCGAAGGATCGAGGTCGATCCACTTGCCCAGGGCATTGCCCAGCACGCCCGACGTCCAGGCCACCTGCGCCGACTTACGGCCCACAATCTCACTGACGGTCGGATCGTCCAGCGCCTCCAGCGGGCCGCCGGGCCAAGTCAGGTGCGGCGTCACGTCGAACCTGTATTTGCCGGGACGTGCCGTTTCTTCCGGCGCGAGCCAGCGGAACTTGTCCGCCCACTCGATGATGCTCATGCGCGGTGGCGGCGCCCACTTGCGGCAGACCCGGCCCATCGCTTTACTCGCCGTCTTCCTCAGAGCCCTCCTCGTCGTCCGGCTCGTCAGGATCCCCAGCGAGATCGTCATCCTCGTCATACGCGGACAACCTCCTCAGTATTGATTCGATGGGACCGCGGATCAGTTGGTCGTCGACCTGCACGCCGTACTGGGCGGACAGGGTTGCCGCCAGCTCATCAGGGAAGGTATTCAGCAGTTCGATCTTGGCCGCGGTGATCACCGCTTCGAAGCGCTCGACCATCTCGGCTTCGATCACGACTTCACCCAAGTCCTTGGCCAACGCCAGTTCCTCGCGATCTCCGCGCAGCCTGTCGAGTCGGTCGCGGGTGGATTCTTTCTTGCCGTTCAATGCGGCCTGGCGCATCAGCCATTCGATCACCGCCTGGGTGTCGTACTGGTTTTCGTTGCCACGCCCCACGCCGAACTCGATTACTGGCATGCCTTCCTTCTGCCACCGGCTCAACGTGCGTTCGTCTCGACCGACGATCTCGCCGAGCTCGACCTTGCTGACTGTCATCCCCATTGCTAAGTCCTTGAAAAGACGGACATCCCTGCCGAAATCTCAGCTGCAGGGAACCCGCGAGTCTGCGCACCCGTGTAGGGGGCGGCCTGGGGGGAGGACCCAAAAAAACCGGCCCCCACCCCCACCCCCTGGCCGGGTCACTGCCCCGCCTCGCCATTGGCCGGCGGCACTTGCCCGAGCCCCAGCCGTTTTGCGGCCCAGCGTTCGTACAGGCCGATGGCAACATCGGCGCCGGCCATGGCGGTCAGGCACCCCAAGGCGCCTGCTGTCCAGATCGACATACCCGCTGCAATCATCAGCATCATCGCCGACACGCCGCAGACAATGCAGGCACCGGATCGAAGAGCAAGCCGACGCAGCAATACCCAGCCTCGCGCCCCGTCCTTGTCTGCCCGCCACATCTCGCCAGATATACCCCCGACCAGGGCCAAGACGATTACTAACCAGATCGGCATTTCCGCCAGCGCTTGTTGCTCGTTTGTCATAAGATTTTCCTGATTGATCGTCGGTGTACTTCGGTTGGGCGCTACCAACTCAACGCTGGCTTCATTGCTCACGTGTTCTTATGGAGATGTTCATGACTGTTTTTGAATCAGTAAGTCTCGCGGTTGGTATTGCTGGTGCGCTGGCAGCGTTGGTAGCTCTTCCTACATTCGTCCTAATGTGGATACAGGCCACTGACGAGCAGAAAGAACACTTTCGACAGTTCTGGGCCAAGCTGGGCCAAAAGGCTTATAGAGGCTGGGTTTACCTATCCTGCGTGATACTTGTTTCGACAGGGGTTTGGAAAATCATTGAGTTTTCCACCAGCACTCAGCCCTTAACCCGGATCGATATCGTTCTGTACTCGATGAACCTGATCAGCCTGATCGTCTTCTCGGTAATCTCACTAATTACGATCGTCGCTTTCCAAGTGATGGACCAGAAGAAACGCGTCGTAGCTGAAACCCGTTAGCGTTAAACGCAAAAACCCGGCACAAGGGCCGGGTTTTGGTGAGTGTGGTGTCTGCCGCTCCCTGCGGTCGCACCTATCGAAGATGGCTACTTTTTACAGGTCGATTCTCATGGCAGCAACCCCGCTTTAATGCCACCCGGTGAATAAGTGGGCAACACCGGGTGAACGTCTAGTGAATGTCGGCGAATATCTACCGACGGCATTCTGTTGCTTCGGCGGCGTCTCATATGTCCCATACCTCAACCTGAGTATGGGACTCCTGAGAGCGCCTAAATTCGGGGCTCTGCCCCATTGTCCCATCTATTTCTACTTTTTCTCGTGTAAAGAAGAAAATCTAAAAACACGCATGCGCGCGATAGCGCGTACAGGTCTGCGCTCCGCTCATGCGGGCGGGCGGTGTTTTTGGTGGGACAATGGGACACGCCAACAAATACAAGGCCTGCGCTTGTCCCATCATGTCAAAACACAATGGGACAAGGCGGGCCAATGGGACAGCGACAGCCGAGGTCATGCCTGGAGTCACGCAGCCTTCCCCATCAGCATGCCGTCGATCAGTACATGAGCTTCATGCAAGCGGCGGTAGTAGGTCGGCGCACTGCATCCACAATGCAACATCTTCTGCGACAAGAAGCTGTCGTGGTTGCAGTAGTGCTCCCGGACAAGAACCGACAGCTGCGCAGGCAGATGTTTGTTCACGATCAGCTCGATATCCGCCGACTCGTCCAGCAACACCCGGCTGCCGCGAGTCCCCCGTATCAGCTCGCCCTTGCACTCCATCAGCATCGCGATCATGTTGCCGCCGCCCAGCTCCGAGCCACCTTCGTGCGGGCTATGCAGATCCTCAGCCCACAGCTTGAGCATGTCGTCGATTCGCTTAATCAAAGCAAGGCTCCTCGAACGCTTCCCGCTGCAACGCTGACGCACCGCCCCACCCGGCCGGCTTCTTGTAAGCCCAGGGCCGCTGACCGCTTTTCACCAACGCCGGCAAACGCACACGCCGCCAACCCAGCCGGTGCATGATCGCGCCGACCCGTATCTGCTCCGGCTTGCCCCAATGCCCGTAGTCGAGCTTCAGTGCACTGGCCAGCACCTCGCTGCCGGTGGTGGTTTCGCCGATCTGCGACTCTTCAAGCCAGGTCAGGATTGGACCTTCCCACTCATCCACCACGAAGCGTTCGTCCTGTACTTCGCCGAACATCGCCGCCTCGTCCAACGTTACCCACCAAAGGTCGCCCGCCTCATAGCAGAACATGGCCTCGGCCCACAGCTGATCGCGGATCTGCCGCAGAAGCTCGAGCTCGACCTTGGTGCATGCCACCGGCCAATAGCGGCGGTTGCCCGTGGCGTCCTTCAGGTACTCGTCCTGGTTGGTCGTACCCACGAAAACACACTGGCGTGGCACGTCCATAGTCCTGCGGCCGTAGCTCTCGCGGTAGGTATCAGTGGATGCCGAGAAGAACTGCTTGGCCTTGGTCGACTCGGCCTTGTTGAAGCTGTCCAGCTCGCCCAGTTCGACGATCCACTTGCCCCGGATCGCTTGAAAGCCGTCCTTGTCGCCCAGGGCGAACGGCGTGTCCATGAACCACTCGCCGCCGAGGATGCTCATAGCCGTTGACTTACCAGCGCCCTGAGCCCCTTCGAGAATCATCACCGAATCGGCCTTGCAGCCGGGCTTCATCACCCTGGCAACAGCCGAGAGCATCCAGCGTTTGCCGACCTTGGACGTGTAGTCGCTGGGCTTCACGCCCATGACGTCAGTCAACCAGCTTTCCAGCCGCGGCACTCGGTCCCACTCCAGCTTTTGCAGGTACTGGCGCACCGGGTGAAAGGCATGGTCATGGGCAACCACACTCACCGCCTCGATCACGTGAGACGCCTTGACCCGCAAGTTGTATTGCTGCGCGAGCCACTTCATGACACGCATATCGTCGATGTCGGCCCAATCGCCCGTGCCGCCGCCATAAGGGGCCGCACGCAGCTTGACGATCTTCGAACTGAAGGCGCTGTAACTGATCACCCCGGCCCAGCGCTCGTCATTGGCCAGAATCAGCTCGACGTTCTGCATATGCGCAATCAAGGCACCACTTTCACTACGAGCCAGCAGATCCTTCCAGCCGCCAGCTGCAGGCGGCTTGACCACCGCCAACACCTGGCGACGTACCGCCTCCAGGCCTTCGGCAACATGCAGGTCATTAAAGTCGGTCCACTTCTCTTGTCGCTCGCCGGAAAAGATCGGCGCAACCACCTGGCCACCGACAATCAGCGCGGCATTGTTGGCCTTCTCCTCGCCAGGGTTCCATGGATCACCATTCGGCTTCGTGGTCTTCCAGTCATCGTCTCGGCAGATAATCAGCGGGCAGCCTGCAAAGCGCTCGCGCATGGCCTTGCAGACCACCAATAGGTTGCCCGCATCGAACGCGACGGCGACCGTCAGCGAAGTCGCCATATGCAGACTGGCGCCGGTAGCGTATCCCTCACAGACCAGCACAGGCTCCCCAGGATCCGGATGCGGGCCGATCAAGTGAAACGCCCCCTCCTTCGACATCCCGTAGGGCCAATAGGACTTGTCTCGACCGGTGTCTTCCTGCTTCGATGGAAAGACCACCTGCAGGCCGACAATCTCGTCCCGTACGTTGCACATCGGCACCAGGAAAGACCCAGACCGCGGCGCATAGCGAACGCCGAAGCCGACGATCTGTTTGCGATCCAGATAGTCGCTGCGACCCTTTTCCGGCATGCGGTTGAACATACCTGCCGCCCGTTTCGCCGCCCGACGTGCGGCATTAGCCGCGATCTCGGCGGCGCGGCGCTTGGCCTCTTCCTGCCGAGCGCGCATAACCTCGCGCTCCTCCGGTGACATCCGCCCGGCCTTGACCTTGATTTTCTGCGTCTCGCCCGAGCGCCAGTCACCGAAGCTGCCGAAAATCAGCGTCTCGCCTTTCTCAGTCCGATGCTCATGGACGACGTACCAACCGTTTTTTTCCTTGCCCTTGTCCTGCGAGGTTTTGCAGCGTGTCAGCTTGCCGAAAACCAGCGGCTGCGCGGGCTCAAGGCCGTAGTCTGCGAACTGCCCCAATACCTCATCGAGCATGGCGGGCCTCCCACGCTTCGTCGACCGCCTGACAGCCCACACACCGGGTGCAGCCCCGCAGAGCCAAACGGCGCGCTTCAGGAATCGGCTCGTCGCACTCCTCACAGAACAGGAACGAATGCGCCGCCAATGCAGGTTTGGCGGCGCTACGTGCAGCAAGCGCCTGGTCGATACGCTCCTGCACTAGATCGTTAGCGAAGTCGGCTATATCACCCACGGTCAGCACCTCGCGTCGTCTGGTTGACGTACGTGGCGCGGTTGAACAATCCCAGCAGCCCTTGAATCCCACGGAACACCTGCAGGCGGATCGCGGCCAGTTCTTGGTCGCTTACAACCCCATCGCCAATGCTCTTGGCCCATGTTTCAGCTAGGTCAGCCACCTGCCGAAAATACTCCGCGATACCGGTGGTCAGGGTTTCGGGCATATCGGTGGTATAGGCCTCGGCAAGCTCCTGCCAGATCGTGTCGCCGACCAACGCATGAACCGCATCCAAAATTCGGCGGTCCTTGGTCAGTTCGAGGATCTCGCCGAATTCCTGAATGTTTACGGTGTGGCTTGGGTGGGTTGGAGACAGCTTGTGCTGCAGAGTGGTGGAGTTTCTGCCGGTGGTGGCGGCGATGGCTGCGGCGCCGCCGGGATAGTCCCGTGCAGCATGGTAAAGCGCTAGATCGAGCGGCAGGACTTCCCGCTGCGCCCGGTCAACACAACTCAGAGCAATTCGGCTCATGGCATTAATCCTAATAAGTTGCCAGTGCCGCGCGGCATGCAGTGGTGATACATTTGCCGCGTGGCTTGAAAGGGCCCAAAAGCCGGCTAGATCTGCAAGACCGACACCGGCACCGTGCCGGGGCAAGCAATCCGTTGCTCACCCCTGGCGCAACAGCTGCCCTATCTGTGGTGGAGAAAGGCAGCAACCCAAGGCTTCCGAGCCTTGGAAAGCGCGGTAAAGAGAGGCGGTTTGCATGTGGTGTGCCCGCCGACCTTTATCGCGCCCCGACAGCGCTGTGGTGGTGCGTGCCGGGAGGAACTGGGCGACCCTTGGGTCGCCTTTTTTCTTGACTAACTGAGTTGCGGCCGTTTGCATTTTTCTAGAAGCCAAGTGGCTTCGAGCGCAATACCGTTACGTTTTGCCGCTTCTGCAAGCTGTTGGGCATATTGCGTTTCACCCGTGTACTCCGTACGAGGTAAACGTGCCGCCTGTCGCCACTTGTTCAGTGCCTGGTACGAACGCCCGCATATTTTTGCGGCAGCACCCAGCCCCCCGACCGATTCAAAGGCGAAAGCTAGTGCGTTCTCATGGTGAGTTGTGTCCATTGTTTCTCGACCCTAAATTAAACCGCCGGTTGATACTACAGTTCAACTGACAGTGAAGCAAGTTCTATGTGATGCTCAACCAATGATTGATAAAAGCACACCACGCGAAAAATTCTCCCAACGTCTCCATGAGGCGCTGGACAACGTCGGCCTCCGGAAACATGGGAGGGGAGCAGACATACTCGCCAAATTGCGATCATTCGGGATTGAAAAGACACCTCAGGCGGTCAGCAAATGGCTGAACGGTGGTGCTGTTCCAGAAATAGGGACTATGAGCGCAATGGCCGAGTGGCTGGGGGTGCGTCGAGAGTGGCTTGAGTATGGAATCCTTCCAATGACGGAAGGCGGAAGAGGCGCGGAAAACAGTGGTAGCAACATACATAACTATCTTCCAAACTTTGGGAAGGTGCCACTGATCTCATGGGTCCAAGCAGGCGCCTGGTGCGAGGCTGTAGAAAACTCGGCTGCTCTGGAAGCAGAACTGTGGCTGTCTTGCCCTGTAAACATTAGTAAATCGGGATACGCACTTAGAGTAATTGGCGACTCAATGACAAACCCGGGGCCTGGAAGAAGCTACCCTACTGGCTGTGTTATATTTGTTGATCCCGAGCAATCTATAAAAAATGGCGACAGAGTCATTGCCCAGCTCCCGATTACCAATGAAGCGACATTCAAAGTTCTCGTATCGGATGCGGGCCGTCAGTACTTAAAGCCTATCAACCCGCAGTACCCGATCATTGAGATCACCGAAGAAGTTCATTTATGCGGCAAAGTAGTCGGCTCCTTCATTCCTGAATAGAATCAAGCGAAAGGCTTGAAAGCAAACGCACCTGCCAGCCCCACAACAAACGCCACGACGACGCCCCATCTCACTTTTTCGGCGAAGTCATGTCGTTTCAACCCGTGCCCTATTTCAAAAACAGCAATCGGAAAATACTTGCGCCTTAGACGCGTCATACCCCATCCGACCACACCTAAAGCGACCAGCATACCGAGTGCTATAGCCGTCGAATAGAATGCTTGGATAGGAGCAACTTCAGCCTTCGGTTTTCCATATCCCAGGAAAGAAAAAAACATTCCCCAAAACATAAAGAAGCCCATAAGCAAAAGTCCGAAATCAATCCTCGCGCATAGGTCGTACCATGGTTTCATGCCATCAACTATATCCATTAGTTTGATTCGCATTTCAGCAACTTTGTCCACATGCCCATTCAGAGAGCATGTAACACTTGTGCTATGTACGCATCCTAGTGTGATCGTTGAGAACGCGCTAATTTCAGACGAGTAGCCACTTAACCTCAAAGCCTTAATTTCTGCACGCTGTACGTTGTCATACTCCAAAACCTCAGTTATTGACTTTGTTTTACGCGAAATACCATCTGCACACTCTAGCGTTGCTTCAACTTCGAGGCCTGCACCTTCTAAAAGATCCCATATTTTTTTAACGTCATGCTTAGTTAAGACGAACGCTTTTTTACTGTCGAATCGAGATTCCGCTTTCATTCCATCATCACTCCGCGTCTCCTGCGCGATTATTCATTTGAGCTTTTGTTATTTATACGTGATGCCGGTGCCACTTTGCCAGCAGATGGCAGATTGACGGCAATCCCGTTGTCGCTATCAAAGTCAGAAATCAACCAACATGCAATTGACAATATTCTACCACTGGTTGATATTCACCTCACTCTTCCACCACAGAGCGAGGCAATACCATGCACACCACAGCAACCTTGCACGTCCACCCGGCCGCTGCTGATCCATCCCGTACCTTTGAAATCCGCCGTCTGGCCCGGGAGGCCGGGTGTGAGTTCGTCGCCAGCAAACCTAAGCAGAAGCCCCATGACACCCCCGTCCCCTTCGGCCCGAACGGCGGAGGGCATGCGGCATGAGGAAGTACAAACTCGACAATCGAACCCTGACTCTCCTCCAGGCCCAGGTCAACTTGACCGAAACCTTTACTCATACACTCCGGTCCACCCCGCGGCGTGATGTGCTGTCGTTCCGCCTAAAGGTTGAACGCAGCAAATCCGACACGCTCTTCACCGTCGAGCTGGGAAGTGAACGCCACACGCTCACCCTGCCCAACGAAAAGAAGATGCACCTCAAGCTGGCCGACTTCATCGAAGAGATCGTTAACGGCCCCTTCGACCCTAGCAACTCGGCCGATCTGCTGACACTTCCTCATGCAGGCCGCCGCTTCGGCACCTTTGAAACCGAACAACGGCAGCAAGTGTTCGAGCTAGTGCGTACTGGCGGCACCATCAGCCTGGATATGGGGTTCGACCTCCCCATTCAGGTTGCCCTTCATCGCAACATCACGCGCAAAGCCGTGACGACCATCATGAGCATTGGTGTGAAGAAGCCCCGCACCAAGTGCTTCACCGTGTGCGGTAGCGACACCGAGATGTACGAAAAGATCGTCGAGTCCATCAACCACCTGGCTGCAGTCGCAACTCCTGCAGCACACGCGGCATAGGGGGCAACTATGGAACGCGACCTCGCAAAGACCGCCAAGTACTTCGGCATCACCCGCCCAACGCTGATCAAGCTCATGCGCGAGAAAGGTCTGATCAACAACAAAAAGCTGCCGACCTACCCCACCCGCGACCGCGAGTACTTGAGCATCAAGAACGGCCAATGGTGGCACCCGGATTTCGGGATGCAGTACAGCCAGTCCACCCGAGTGAAGCAAGCCGGCCTACCCTGGCTCACCGAACAGCTGGGCCTCGAGCTGCCAGCCATCCCGGCTGACAACCGTGACGTGGCCTAGGGAGTACGCCCGCCAGATCTTAGCTCTGCGTACCAAAGAGGAGCGCAATGCCGCGCTCCTCGAAGTACCAGATCATCTGCGGGAGTTGACCAAACGCCACTGCCTGAACGCCTGGAACCACCCAGCACGCCACAAACGCAAGGAGGCCCAACAGAGCCATGAGCAATAACAGCCAAGCACCGCTGCGGCTGCACCCCGCACCGGATTCATCCACCGTCGAACTGCTCTATCGAACCTTCGGTGACGTATTGATACCCCTTGAAAGGCTGCGCGAGCAATATTTCCGCAACCTCAACAAGGAGTCATTTGCGGCAGAAATCACCAGCGGCCGGATCGAGCTCCCCGTCACCACCCTGGACAACAGCCGCAAGGCACCGAAATACGCGCACATCCGACATGTCGCAGCGCTGATCGATATCCGCGCCTACAAGGCGGATGAAGACATGCCCCGCCCACAAGCCGAAGCAAACGAGTAATCCCCAATGCACGGCCGCCACCACCGGCCCGCACACCATAAGGAGTAAGACCAATGACTACCCAACAGGTCATCGCCCTCGCCACCATCTGCGCGTTCGTTATCGGGCTGTTCGCCTATGCCTACTGGTTTGGCCGCCAAGAGGGCCGCATCCGAGGTCGCGTTGCCAGCGACCTCGAGCACAAGGCGACCATCCAGCGACTGGAAGCCTCCCTGCAGTTCCTGCGTAACGACCATAGGCACCTGGCCGCGCACGCTAAGCGGCTGAAGGATGCGAGCGCACTGCAGGAGCAGCACCGCCGCACTCTGTTGCAGATCGCTGAAAGCCTGCGCATTGCCGCCGAGACCTGGAGCGCCTTCAAGACGGGCAAGAAGCTCGAGCGCGACGCACACCGCCTGCGTAACGAAGCCCTCGCCCTCGCCGACCTCTTGAAGCCCACCGAACAGGAGGCCGCAGCATGAATCAGGCCCACCGCCCCGGCTTGCTCTTCGATTCTGCGCCATGCGCCGGACACGCCTGCGCCATCGGACAGGGATCGACGCAGCTCTCGACCTCGGAGGAAAGCGGGCACGCGCGCGCTCAGGATTGCGACGCCGCCCGCCCCGCTTTGCTCCGCGAAGAGTTATGCATCGACGCGCAGAAAACAAAGAGTCTCTGCTGCGCAGCAGCAGGCATTATTGACCCTATCAGCGCCACTACTGAGGCACGTATACCCCACGAAAAGCTGCGCGAGGCAGCCGCACCCAATGCAACGCTGATCGCTCAGAATCGCCCGCCCGCGCAGCCTGTCGTGGGGTATAAGCCTCTTCTGTGCAGTCAAGAAACTCCGGAGCTGCCAACCGTCAAAGCAGTCCCCTTAAATACGATTCAACGAGAGGTGCCATAATGAATACGCTGTTTTTACTTATGGCCCAGTACGATGGCAAAGCTGTAATTCCTCTAAGCCGCGTTTGCGAAGACTACATGCACTTAACCGTGGAGAAGTTCAAACTTAAGTGTCTATCAGGAGAAATCGACATACCAATTGTACGGCTCGGTGCCAACAGCCAAAAGGCAGCGCTGGGAATTCATCTAAAAGATCTTGCCTACTACATAGATAAGCAGCGTGAAAAAGCTGCTCTAGAACAGGACAAACTTATGGGTAGAGCTGCGTAATCACACGGGCCGGCGGGTAACCATCCCCGGCCCGACTTTAAAAAACCTCATAAAATTCATTATGCACGATAGTCAAAATCCGTGAGTATCCGCCCTTTCTCCCTCCAACTGAATAGAGTTCTTTAAAGACTTTTATTCTTCGCCCCATGATTACAGAATCAACATCACCCTTCCTTAAAAGCCCCAACATTTCCTCCGAAACATCGGAAAATACGATTCTCAAGAGACTTTCAGAAGCCTCTAAAAACGAGCTTTCAGCTATATCGATGTCTATTGGATCATTGACATTTAATTTGAACTTCAATGTACGAACCACACCTTCATCGCCCTCAAGATAATAGGCTAGGTTCGAAGACCATAAAGACTCGCCAACCTCAACCATTTTTGAGCTGGCAAACCATTCTTCAACGCCATTCAGTGGTTTGTACTGACCTACGACAAAACCAAAACCATGCAAATACCTGCGCGCTTCATTCACAGGCCAACCATCCTGACTTGAGACTGGCAACGGATTTAACTCCCGTTTATGACGAAACTTAAGAGAAATGATCGAAGCTTTTATCTCCGCGTGCGTCGCGAGTGGGCATCGTTGCAGCTCATTAGCCCATGTTCGCACGAGGCTAGTATTCGTTCTGAAACGAAGAATCATTTGCCATTTGGCATACCGCGCTATTTGTTCACCGGAAAGCCTTAGGCGAGCAAAGACCGTTTGATATGCGACGTAGACGCTGTAAACATACACAAAGGGAAGAAATAGCAGAGTAAGAACAACTGGACCTATAAAGTCCTTGAAGTTCTTGGAAGTTGCGAAAGACCAAAAGTCATTAAAAATCTTGTAACCCGAATACCCCAACAACACCAACCCCGCAATCACAAGCACACCATACAAAAACTTGCGCGCAGGCTCATTCTTCTTGTCCAACACTGACACTGCATTCAGTATACTCACCAAAGCCAACAAAGGCACCAACAAAATTTCTACCCAAAAATCAAACGTATACAAACCAGAAATAAAAACAACGATTGCCGTAACCTTGATAGAGTCACCTGACACCCTGCCAAAAAAAGATTTGTCGTCACTAATCTTAGTTAACTCAGACATCGATACAAAACTAAACACTACACCCCATACCAAAACTGTTTTAAGGTTTTCATACCCCCACAACTCTGCCTTATAAAGAACAAATACGCACAACGATATCCAAAAGGCCGAAAGAATTAGAAATACAATTATTTGGCGCTGTATTATTGCTTTTGCAAGAGACAGATACGAACGACGTACCTCCTTGTATTTGTAACCACAGAACAAAAAGAAACCTACGACCCAAATCAGCGTGGCTATTTCCCTGCTATTTAACTCCACCCTCCACCCCACTATCTGTTTCAAATTTACTTTCGTAAGTCCACCTCGAGATGTTGAAACCAACACCAGGATTCGTATTTATCACCATGACCTCGCAGATGAGTGTAGCGCCTCAACGAATTCCAATCCCTGTGCCCCGAAACACTCGATACCCTCGGAATGTCCCAGTCCATTTCGAAGAGCCGGCTTACCCCTTCATGTCGCAGATCATGGAAGTGCAGATCCTCAATCCCTACCATCGGACACGCCCGCGTGAATGACGCCGAAACCGACTTGGCGTTATAGGGGAAGATCTCTCGTTCGACCTTGGGCATGCTGTGCAGGATCGCCCAGGCCTCATCAGGTAGATGACACCACACGTCATTACCAATCTTCTGCCCAGGGTTCTTCATATCTCGCACCAGGACGGCCTGCCGAGACTCATCGAGATCGTCCCAGCGGATCCGCGTAATCTCTTCCTGCCGGCGCGTCGAAAAGATCGCGAAGGCAATCATCTTCGGCATGTCGATCTGAGCTTGGCGGCGTGCTTGCATCTCGAAGAAATGCACCATGAGCTTGTCCAGCTCCTCCAGCGTCGGCCGGCGGTTGCGCTCCTTGCTCTTGCTGACCATGCCGAGCTTGCGCAGCACCTTACGGGCGTCAGGCATAGCCAGCGGATCCACCTCATAGCCCCACGCCGGCCGCGCGACGGACAGCACCGCGCCCAGGTGCGACAGATCGTTACCAACCGTCTGCGCCTGCACGCCACCGCCTTCCTGGCTCATCCGCCACTGAGCGAACTCCACCAGTTTCTGACTGGAGATCGCCGAGTCGTCTAGATCACCCAGCCAGGTGTCTTTGATCGCATTCAGCGTGGCTCTCTTGGTTTTACCCAGGGGCCGGATCTTCTCGTACTCGTCCAGGTACTGCTCAATCATCTTCCTGACCGTCACGCCCTTGCGGTTGGCGCGCTCAATGGCGCCGGGCTCCGCCAGCTCCGTCTCCCGGCGCTTGATCCAGGCCTGGGCGACCTGCTTGCGGTCGAAGGTTTGGCTTTCCTGATAAACTGTGCGCCCGTCTCGATTGATCCGTATCTGCGCCGTGTAGGCCGTCGAATTGTCCTTGCGCTTGCGTGATGTGATCGTGCCCAT